CATTGCTTCACAAACCGGCGACCGGTACCTGACTGAGATTGTCGACCATCGGCCCGGTGTCGGCTGGGTGCCCGCCCGCCTCGCCGAGCTCGCACAACGATGGGGCGCAACAATCGTCATCGACGCTGGGGCTGCTGCTGGGTCGCTGCTGCCACACTTGCAGCACCTCAACACCCTCGAAGTCGGTGCGCGTGACTACTGCGCCAGCTGCGCCACAATGCATGACGCCATTGTCGATGGCAAACTCGCCCACCTCGGCGACAGCATTCTCACCGACGCTGTGGCCTCAGCAACCCGCCGGCGGCTCGGTGACCGGTGGGCCTGGAAGCGCACGAGCGAGGAAAGCCCGATCACGCCGCTGGTGGCTGCTAGCCTTGCGCTATGGGGCGCGATCTCAGTCGCGCCGAAACCGACCCCGCAGGTGTTTTGATGTATCACGCCGCCCTTCAAGTCGCCGGCCTGCTGCTGGCGATCTTCGCTGTGCTCATGGAGTTCGGAGCGTGGCCGGCAGCGTTCGCTGTCGGTATCGCTGTCGTCATCGTGTCGGCCGCCGTCGAGGCTGGTGAAGGATGATCGGCGACCTGATCCGCAGAAACGTCGAAACGAGGGCGACGACGATCGAGCTGCCCGCCCGCAGCATCACCTCGCAAACGCTGTTCGGGCCGATGTCGGTGACCCGAGACACGCTGCTGTCTGACGTCGTGGCAAACCGCTGCGTGACGCTGATCTCGGACCAGATCGGCTCGCTGCCCGTTCACGCCGAGCGCAACGGCGAAATGGTCGAAACGCCGGCACTGCTCGCAGCTCCCGAGGTCGACCGGACCCGCTCCGAGTTCATGGCCGCCCTCGTCACGTCGCTGCTGGTGAACGGGAATGCGTACCTGCTTGCCGGTAGCCGCAACAGCCTCGGGTTCGTGCAGAACGTCGTCCTGCTCGACCCTGAAGCCATCCAGGTGTTCATGCTTGACGGCCGGCCGCAGTACCGCACGTCCCGAGGCGCGCTCAATCCCGAGGACGTGCTGCACATCCGCAACTTCACGCTGCCCGGCCACGTCGTCGGATACGGCCCGCTTGACTACAACCGGCAAAGCATCGCCCAAACGCTCGCCGCCGACCAGTACGCAGCACAAGCGTTCACGACCGGCGCGCTGCCCGACGGCGTGCTGCACTCCGAAAACGAGATCACCAGCGAGCAGGCCCAGGACTTGAAAGCGGCGTGGATCGCTGGCAACGGCGGCCGGCAACGAGGCCCGGCCGTGCTGTCTGGCGGCGTCAAGTACCAGCCGCTGGAGTTCTCGTCGGTCGACATGGAGCTGCTAGACAGCCGCCGGTACAACGCCGAACAAATGTGCACGCTGTTTGGTGTCCCGCCGCACCTTGTCGGCGTGCCCTCTGACGCAGGCTCAAAGACCTACAGCAACGTCCAGCAGGACTCGCAGTTCTTCGTCCGCTTCACGTTGCGGCCGCTGGCAATCAAGATCGAGGAAGCGCTGTCGACGCTGCTGCCTCGAGGTCAGCGGGCCGTGTTCAACTTCGACGCTGTGCTGCGAGCAGACACACAAACACGATACGACGCATACGAAACCGGTCTGCGGGCCGGCTTCCTGACCATCGACGAAGTCCGAGCTTTGGAGGGCTTGACGTGACCGAAATCGAAACAAGGACCGTCAGCTTCGACGGCATCGAGACACGCACAGAAGATGGGTTTCGCTACTTGCGAGGCGTAGTCGTGCCTTGGGCCGGCGAATACCGCATGCCAAACGGCCTCACCGAGAGCTTTGAGCGTGGCGCATTTACAAAGACGCTCAAAGAACGTGGCCACAAAATCCCGCTCTACCAGCAGCACGAGTCGAGCTCTACGCTGCCAGTCGGTCGCAGCGTTTCGTGGGAAGACACACACGACGGACTTGTTGCGGAGTTCCGCATGGCCCGCACTGAACGAGCAACCGAAGTGTTGTCACTTGCAAAAGACGGCATGGTCACCGGTCTTTCGGTCGGCTTTATCCCCGTGCGTTCCCGCACCGAGACACGGTCAACCGGCCAGCACGTCGTGCGAGTCGAGGCCCGTATGCACCACGTCGGCTTTGTCGATACCCCGGCGTATGAGGAAGCGCGCGTGCTCAGTGTGCGTCAGTTTGACGCCGACGACCCCGAGATCGCACCGAGGCTCGCCCGCTGGCGTGGAGCGTTTGCATGACGATGAAGTCCGAGCAGCTGACTGTCGGCCTTACCGCCGCACGCATCCTTGATGACGAGAACACCAACCGGCACGTCTACTTCCACGACGACAGCTCGCACCCGATCTACCTCGGCGGCTCAGACGTCACCACCAGCAACGGCCTCGAAATCCCGAAGAACTCGCTGCTGGAAATCTTCATCCCAGCAAACGAAGAACTGTGGGCCGTGTCCGACAACGTTGACCAAACCGTGAGCATCCTTTACCAGACCGACTGATCTGATAGATTCACCCGAAACCCACGTTGCGCCGCTGGAAGCGCCGCCCGCCAGCTACGGGCACCCGGCCAGCACCCGACACCCCACCACCCCTACCAAGAAAGGCGCAACCGTGCGTTTGCTTGACCAGCTCGTCGAAGAACGAGCAGAACTCAGCGAAACCGTCGACGGCATCCTGACCCGTGCAGCTGACGAATCCCGTGACCTGACCGAAGCCGAGGACAAGAACCTCGCCGACCTCAAGGCCCGAGCCGATGCCCTCGACGAGCGCATCACCGAGCTTCGTGCCATCCAGGTCGCGAACCTCGAAGCGGCAAAGCTTCGTGCCGAGGTCGCTGCAACCGACGAACCCGAGGCCCGTTCGGCCGCCGGCGTCGTCCAGGTCCACAGCGAGCCGCTTACCTACTCCGAGCGCAGCAACCACAGCTTCTTCTCGGACATGTACCACGCGCAGACCTACGGCGACACCGAAGCCCAGGCCCGCCTGGCTCGTCACCGTGACGAGATGGCTGTCGAGCACCGTGACGGCACGACCGCCAGCTTCTCCGGGCTCGTGGTCCCGCAGTACCTCACTTCGCTTGCGGCCGAGCTCGCCAGAAGTGGTCGCCCGTTTGCTGACCAGTGCACCTCGCTGCCGCTCCCGGCCGACGGCCTCACCGTGAACATCTCGCGTGTGACCACCGGCTCCAGCGCTGCAGTGCAGGCCGCCGAGAACGACGCCGTGTCCGAAACGGACATCGACGACACGCTGCTCACCGCCGACGTGCGCACCATCGCCGCCGGCCAGCAGCTCAGCCGTCAGGCCGTCGAGCGTGGCACCGGCGTCGACGCCCTCGTGGCGGCCGACATGCTCGGCGCGATGGCGACCACCCTCGACAACCAGCTGCTCAACGGCACCGGCTCGTCCGGTCAGCTCCTGGGCCTCAGCAACGTCGCCGGCACGAACACCGTGACCTACACGGACGCGTCGCCGACCGCCGCCGAGCTCTACAGCAAGATTGTCGACGGCATCCAGCAGGTCAACAGCAACCGGTACGCCGGTGCCGACCTCATCGTCATGCACCCCCGCCGCCTGGCGTTCATGCAGGCCGGCGTCGACGGCAGCAACCGCCCGCTGGTGGTGCCCTCGCAGAACGTCCCGCAGAACGCTATGGGCGTCGGACCGGTCGCCGGCTACGGCAACACCGGTGCGTCGATCGCTGGCCTTCCGGTCGTGACCGATGCGAACGTCATCACCAACGGCGGCGCTGGCGGCGATGAGGACCGCATCTACATCGTGCGTCGTGCCGACATGCTGCTGTTCGAGGACGCCGGTGCGCCGGCCCTCGTGCGCATGGACCAGACCGCCGGTCTGAACCTGACGGTGACGATGGTTGCGTACCAGTACGCGACCTTCATCCCGGGCCGCTACCCGGCGAGCATTTCCGTCATCAACGGAACCGGCCTCGCAGCCCCGACCTTCTGATAGGTCCCCCTTCGTCGGTCGGGCCGGTACCAGTCCCGGCCCGGCCGACACCCCTACTTCGAGGAGTTCAACATGTCCGAAGCGCTCTGGGACAAGCAGGCCCCTAGCCGGGTCCAGAAGCCCGCAGAGGCCGTCGAGGCCGCACCGGTCAAGAAGGCCGCCAAGAAGGCCAAGAAGGCCTGACGATGGCGTACACGTCGCTTAGCGTGCTCAAGGACTACCTCGGCATTCCGAGCGGCACCACGTCCGAAGACACGCCGCTAACCGCAGCGATCAACGCTGCGCAGGACCTGGTCGACGGGTACTGCAACACGACGTTCGAGACGGTCACCGAGGCGCGTGTGTACCGTGCCGACGATCCGCAGGTTTTGCTCGTCGACCAGTTCCACACCCTCACCGGCCTCGTCGTCAAAACCGACACCAACAACGACGGCACCTACGACACAACGCTGACCATCACGACCGACTTCGTGGTGCAGCCGTTCAACGAACCGCCGTTCACGTCGCTACTCAACGTGTCCGGCGACTGGCCCCGGTACTTCTCCGGCCGGCCAGCCGTCGAGGTCACAGCGGCCTACGGCGACCAGAACAACGCAGCCGTCCCATACGCAGTGCAGCAGGCCGCACTTATTCTCGCCGCACGCCTGTACCAGCGCAAAGCATCC